GTCGGAGCCTTTGCAGCATCGTCGTTGAAGGTTACAACAAAGCGACCAGCGTTGTCGGTTCCCGAAAACTTGCGTTTGATTTGCCTTTCGATGTCGCCCTGTTCTTCAGGTGTAGGAATCCCGTTGTTAAAGTTTATCAAGTAACCGCCCCAAAAGTTGTTGCGGAGGTTGTTGTTGTGGAAGTTCGCCACTTGCACGTCTGCCTCAATCCAAGCATTGCCTCCAATGTATTCGGGGAGAGGATAGTGCTTCACGCCTGCAGCATAGACCCTGTAATAAAACAACTGCTTTCCGAGGCGATTCTCCGGGTCGAAGGCAGGAATCTTCTCGATGTCGCCCACCTTGGGGAACAACTGCATCATGTCGTCGTTGTACCAGTCAGCCACCTGAAACATCTTCTCCTCTTTGTCAACCCGGATTTTCTCAAATGGGACGTGCTCCATCTTGGCGATGGTTCCCAACTTGGACCAAGTAACCGCAACCGCAAAGCCGTTGAAAATCTCTAAGTCAAGGACCAGTTTCTCCGTGATGTCGTTTAGATCCTCCGTGCTGGAAAGTCCGTCGAAGAACTTGATGAAGCGGGCCTCTTGCTCCACGGTCAGGTTGTCGCCTGCCTGCCATCCACCGCCCATGATGTAGTTCACCTTGCCGTTTACAATAGCGTTGTGCTTTGACGACCTGCGATAGTTGTCCAGCAGGTAGTAAGGGTATTCGTTCGCAAAGCCATAGGTGATGTATTTGCCGGAGCGGTTCTCCAGCATGACGGGGACCTTATGCTCTATCCCAAGCCATTGGGTAAAGTGTTGAGTAGATTTATTACTCATAGCGTATGAACTGTGAATGAAAGGGCTGAAATTGCAATACTTCCACCATCGCTTACGGCATTGATGTAGATGGTAAACTCATCGTTGACCGCACCTTGCAATACGGTTTCCGCAAAAACTGCATGTCCGTTATTGTGGCTCGTTGTAATCTCGGTCATTGACTGGTCAATCGTTGTGCCGTTCTTGGCAATGTAGACTTTGATTTGGTTGCCGTTGCCCTGCGCAAAGACCATAGACGTAGCAATGCGAAGGGCTGCACCCGTTGTGCCTGTGTAGGTGATGGCGGTGGTGGTTCTTGTGAAATTGTAGGTTGACAGTAAACCGCTTTTGAGTGGGGTTGTCAACTTAACGGCCTGCCCTTGCGTCGGGGTAAAGTTTTTGGGTTCGTCAAGGTAAAGGTTCGCAAAGCCCCGTTCCCGGTCAAGCGTTGCGGTGTCAGCAAGGTCGTCGAATAGACCGCCTACACGGGATGCGGTGTTCGCCCCGGCAGCGGTTTCGGCGGCGATGGTTGCAGCACTCGTTTGGAGTTGCGTTCTTGTTTGTACGCTCATTATGCGAAAGTTGAGTCAAAGGTGGAATCAAAGACACCCTCATCGGATGCCCCAAAGACGGTGTACTGGATGGAATTGGCGTAGGTGTTGAAGCCTACCGTTGCGGTTTGTACAAATGCCAAGCCCGTTTCAACGACCGCCAAAGCAGCGGCAACCGTGCTATTGGTATCGTAAACTTCATACTTATAGGAACCCGTTTCAATCGAACCCACGGTAAGCGAAAATTGGTCATAGCGGTTGGTATAGTTGGAAAGGTTGGCTGATTTCAGCAGGGTGAAATCGGTCGTGGTGTTCTTGGCAATGCTCGTAAGTCGCAAGATGTAGCGGTCCCCGGTACTGGCTCGCTCGGTCCAAGTAACCGTCAGGGTGTTGGTCGTATTGGGGTTCAGGTAAAGCATCTGCTTGTAAATGTGCGATGCCCCCGAATTTCACAATTTGCGCCCAATCTGCCTGTATAGTTCGGCCCGCTTCTTGGCGGTTTCAGCCACGTTGAACTGCTTCTTGATGTCCCTCGTGAGGTTGTCAGCCAAGCCTTTGCGCAGGTCGGGGTCAAGAATCAATTGCTTGATGTACTTGTACCAATCTTTCGGCTTGTTGTAGGGGACCAAGAACCCGTTCTCCCCGTGCTTGATTACGTCGGTATAGGGGATGGTTTCGGATGCGATGATGGCCTTGTTCATCCACCCTGCCTCGACCACCTTCAACTCGGACTTCAGTTTGTTGAACTTGGTGTCTCTCAAAGGTGCAAGGGTTACGTTCACGAAGTTGTAGCCCCCGACGTAGGAGTAGATGTCCGCTGCCTGAATGCGTCCGTAGTTCGGGTTGTTTCCTTGGTCGCTTATGATTTTCTCGTAGCCTTCATAAACAGGATTATTGTCGTTCCAGCCTCCGAGGTAGAGGCGGTATTTGCCATCCAAGTTTGCATCCCAGCGTAGTTTCTGCATCCCCTCACGGAGCAGTTCCATATCCTCTCCGTGCTGCGCCCCTCCGAACCAACCGAACTTGACGAGGTGCTTGTCGGGTTCTTCGTCGGGGTTGGGAATAAATTGCTGATAGGCTTCGTAAGGCTCGTTCTGCAAGATGCTCACATTCGCATTTAGAGGCCGTATGCGAGAGGCAAGATGCTCGGTGGTACAGGTAACCCAGTCAGCCAATTTAATGTGCTTGCGGATGACCTCTGCGAGTTTAGTTTCGTGGTAGTGGCGGTACATGATGTGGCCCGATTCAAGCACCCAGTAGTCGTCAAGGTCAAGAATGACTTTCGCCCCGAATTGGGTCAGGGCTTTGTAAACATTTTCGACTTGCTCCATCGTGCCTTGACACCACAAACGGCTGAACAGGAACAGGTCAATCGACTTCAATCCCTCGTCGCTGATGGTCGTGATATTCTCGACGCACACATAGTCAAACTCCGGGTAGTTGTCGCCCAAGTATGCGTTCGGCATTTCGAGGCGGTAGAAACTGCACCCGGTTGGATGGGCGTTGTAAACGATACAAATCTTCATGGGGTAAAAATAAGAAGGGCAGCCATTGCTGACTGCCCTCCCAAACCTCAGATGATGAAAACCTAAGTCAAAGATACTACGAACCCGTGATTTGTGTGGCCAACGGTGTAAAAGTTGTTGACGCAATTAAAAGCATTGGGTCGGGTTCCATCCCGGTCAGCGTCATTTCGTAGCCGCTTCGGTCGCCGAATGCAGTACCAGTTCCAGCGGTTCCAGCAGTTGCCTCAAGGCCGTTCGCAGCACCCAACACCCAGTATCGATTGTTGTTGTCTTGGACGATGACCAGCAAGCGGTTGCGAGCAAGCAGGCGGAGTTCGTTGCGTACTGCGACTTGCAGTTTGTTGATGGTAAAGGTAACCTCAGGGGTGTAGTAAATCGAGCCGTTCTCGATGCTTGCGTTTAAGGTTTCGGTCAAGGATGACGTAGCCTTGGTCAAGTCGTACTCGTAGAAACCCGAAGAGAAACCCGTGAAGCCTGTAACAGTACCGGAGCCATTAGTGTTAACGGTTCCCGTAGCATTCCAGCCTTGGACGTAAATTGTTTTGATTCCACCTACGGAATCACGGCAGCCGAGGGCGTAGCCAGTTGTTAGGGCGCAGGACATATGTGTATTTGGGGTTTAAGTTTCAAGAGAACAAAAAAGCAGGGGGAGGTTTCCCTCCCCCCTACACATTAGGTCAAGCGGAAGTCAACAACCAAGTCGGGGTAAGCGATTTGGACACCTGCTTTGAAGGCTGCTTGGAAGCGGACTTCGTCGTTGTCTTTGCTGAACCAAATCGAGAACTGCTCCTCGTCGCTCAACAAGTCGGTTCCGTAGAAGAAGTTGCCGAGGTAAGACGAAACGATGCGGTTCGTTCCAGTCAAGCCGGGAACTGCGATGACACGGACGTTTGTGCCGGGATACATGATGTCCCCGTCAGCAAGGCCAGCCAAGTCAACTTGGTTGTACAGGACGTTAGCGGTTGATTTGAACGCACCAAGCAACGTACGGAAGTTGTCCCAACCGCAGAAGATTACGAGGTCAGTCTTAGTCAAGATGGCCTGTGGGATTTGGTTGTAGATGCCGTCGAAGATGGCGATTGCGTTGCTTGTAGTGATACCAACGGACGCAGAAACCGCTCCTGTGTTACCGCTGATGGTAGAACCCGATGCAGCGTTCAACAACTGGTTGACACCTGAAAAGTAGGTGTTGCCCTTCCAAATTGCATTCTCCAACGCTTCTGCGATACGGAGAGCCTTCTGCTCGGAGAAAGCCTGCTCGAAGGGAACACTCTCGTAGTTAGAGCCAGCGGTTAACTGGGTCTGCATCCAGTATTGTTCCAAGGAACGAGGACACAAGGTTTCTTGCACTTTCATACGACCAACGGTGATATTACGCTGGGTGAAGGCAGTCGTTCCTGAAGTGGTGTAACCGCAAGCATCACCGCTCTGCAATTGTGCATCGGTGTCCATGAGGTTGAGAGCAGCAGCGAACTTGATGCCCACCTGCTTGGTGAACAGGGCTGCTGAACGGGCCGAGAACACGGCCTTGGTGATGAGAGGAAGCCTCTCTTGGTCGGTGTAGGAGGTTAATCCTGTGAACGAATATGCCATGGTTAGTGGTGGGGGTTTAGGGGTTTAGTTTTTTTTGAGTGATTGAAGTGCTTGGGCGAGAGCGTTGAAGTTCTGCGAGGCTTGAGCCTTGCGTTGCTCAACGATTGCGGAACCGCTTGCTTTTGGGGCTTCGGCTGGGAGTTCGGAAACCTTCTCGACGATATCGGCCATGGTTTCGACCTGCGATGCGAAGGCAGACATTTTCTCTTTCATCTTTCCCATCTCGGCATAGGCCGCTTTGAGTTCTTCCATAATGGCTCCAAGGTGCTTGGCGACGATGGCCTCAACGACTTCGGGGGTCATGGCAGGATAAGCGTCCTTGATTTCCTCGGTAACCTCAACGGCCACTTCGGGGGTGATTTCAGCAGCAACAGGCAACGGCTCGATGACCGGGGTTGCGACTTCGGCAGCAATGACCTCGACGATTTTGCCTCCTTCGGTCTTGATTGTGCCAACGCCTTCGACAACGTGTTCGCCATCGGGGGCAGGGAGAGTGCCGTCTTCGGCAACGACGTAAACGGCAGTTCCGGCAACGAGGTCTCCGTCAACACGGACAACCGTGCCATCGGTCAACTTGTAGTCGGCAAAGGACTGCTTTTGAGTGCTGAATTTACGAAGTTCACTTCGCAGGGATTCGATTGCGTTTTTCAGGTTCATAGTTAGTGGGATTTGTAGGTGGGGGTTAATTGTTGCAAAAAAGCGGTTAATTCGTCAGCAAGGCCAGCGAGTGCGACCTCCAGTTCGGATTCGGTCTTGTCCATCCCGAACAGGCCCTCAACGGAGAAACCCCTGAACAGGTTGCGGTTGTCCCACACCTCGTCATTCTCGACCTTGAAGGACCCGAACCAAGAGCCGTCGGGGGTGTCCTCGTAGCCCTTGGGAGGCATCACGCCACGCTCGGAGTCGGTGATGTAGGACTCGAACATGAACACGCCATCGAGTTCAGCGTTGTGGTAGGCATTGACGTTGTGCTGGTTGCCTTGCTTGAAATACTTTTGGACGATTTTGCGGATGGTGGCTTTGTCAAAGACGACGTAGTATTCCCCGTAGGTTTCGTCCTTCCTAAAGATGGGAGTGTCTGCAAGCATGAGAGGCCCAGTCAGGACCCTGCGTTCGCCTGTTTCGGTGAACTTTTGCGGTGTCTTTGCGAAGGCTTGGAATGGCCGTTCGATGGCGGGCATATCGGTCAACGCTACAAACTGCACTCCCTCGTCCACTTCATCAACCGTCATCCTGTAAATGGGTAGTTCCATGCAGGTAAATGTCCTATGCCCCCAAAGTTGCAAATTCTTCCAACCTCCGAACCCTGCGAGTGCTTTGGGTGATGTCCCGTTCCACGACATAGGCTCGCATTGGCGATGATCCTTGACCTTGACCCATTGCAGCACCATCGGTTCCAAGCATAGTTGTTTGAGGGTTGGCAAAGATTGATGCAG